AGCCCTGGACAGCAGGTGCCAACTCATAGCGGCCTCGCTCCGATTTCGGAATCACGCCTTCTTTGGTTAGCTGCTGCACTCGCCGCTCACTTATCATGAGCAGCTTGGCGATAGTGCTTACAGGATAGGTCGGATTATCAGCCATTGTATAAGGATATCCTTATATGTTTATGTTTTAAGGCTGTTGAAGGTTTTGCCATCCGATTCAAGCGTTGCTTCTTTGCCAGTGAATTGCTGCCACCGCTCCACAATGACATCGCAGTATTTGGGATCGAGTTCCATTAAGAAGCTTTTGCGGCCTGTCTGCTCCGCGCCAATCATTGTCGATCCACTACCACCAAACATGTCTAAAACATTGAGTAGTTTTGCGTGATTGCCGAATGCTCTAATAGATAACTCCACTGGTTTCTGAGTTGGGTGAACATAGTTCGTATCTTTTTTAACTGACCAAAGATCAGATTCGTTTTTAATCCAGTGATCAACCTCTCCGTTGAACAGACAAAACTCATGCTGATGACGATAACCTTTACCCATGCCAAACACGTTTTTAGCCCAAACAATGCATGCTTTATAACTTAACTGGGTCTGCAAGATTCCGTAAAACTTCCAGTTGCACCAAACATAGTAAACATCAGGATCAATGGTTTTGATTGTGCTAACGGTGTCGTCAATAAAACTTCCAAACTCATTCTCTGACAGATCATCGTTTTTAATCACATCATGCTTACCACTGCGACCATTGAACGCAACATTGTAAGGCGGGTCGGTAAAAATCATATTTACTTTATGACCGCTCATCAGCTGATCAATCGCATCAATGCTCGTGCTATCGCCACACATCACACGATGGTTGCCACAAACCCAAATATCGCCAGGCTTGGTCACTGGATCGGCAGGTGGCTCAGGCACCGCATCGGGATCGGTCAGGCCTTCTTCTTCAACGGCCAGGTTCAGCAGGTCAGCCAACTCATCCTCGGAAAAGCCGGTCAACGCCAGGTCAAACTCTCCCGCTTGCAACTCACCCAGCTCCAGGGCAAGCAACTCCTCATCCCAGCCAGTCCCGGAAGAACCAGAACTGATGTCCGCCGTCTTGGGTGCTCTTGAACACGCGCACGGCCTTGTGGCGTGCCCGCTCGATCCAGCCGTTCACCCGCAGGTCCACCAGCGAGAGCATGAACAGGCACCCGCCGGTGATGTCGCCCATGCCGGCCCGCCGCGCCGAGAGCACCTCGTGGGCAATGTGCAGCGCCCACGGTGCGGGCGTGGTCACGTTGGCGGTGCCGTGGAAATCGTGCGCCGTGCGCTCGGCCAGCGTCCACTCGCGCCCGTCCTGGTGTCGCCACCACGGTTTGGTCCAGCGGTTGTAGGCGGTGTGCGCTATCCACGCCCCCAGCTCGTCGCGCTGGCGGGGAAAGAGTGCGGCGCCCTCGCCCTGAATGGCGCGCGCCACCGTCCACACGTCCTCGTCCGCATCGGACAGCGTGCGAAGCTGCGTCTGCACACTGCGCAGGATGGCGATGGCGTCGTCAATCTGCGCAGATAGGGCGATGAGGTCAGTCATCGCCCGTCTCGTTCTCCATCTGCGCCCGCACCCTGGCCTCCGCGATGCGGTCGCGCAGCGCATTCTCGACCAGCGCCAGCGCACCCAGCGCCGTACTGTCGTCCAGCCCGTCGCTGATGGCAAAGCGCACGCCGCCGGTGTCTGCCACTTCGACCGTGAGAATGTGCATGGGTCCTCCTATGCCAACGTGTAGATCGGGATGTAATGGGCGCCGGAGCTGACCTGCCCGCCATCGTCCTGCACGTATACCTCAAGCCAGCCCTGGCGGGTCGGCGTCGTGACCTCGGCCTCGGCGACGATAGAGTTGGTCAGCGTGCTGGCGGCTGCCGTGCCCCTGAACTTGATGAACTCCTCCGACACGTCGGCCTGATAGAGATACAGCGCGGGGATGGCGCCGCTGGAAGAGGTCTGGCTGGCATCCACCTTGCCCAGCGGGGAGGTGGTGCCCACACCCAGCCGTTCCGTGTCGGTCACGACGACGTTACTGGCGTTATTGGCGTCAATGTAGGTGCCCTGGTCGCTCCACAGCCCCGTGCCGCCGCCAGCGGTCAGGCTCTTCCACTCGGAACCGTTGTAGTAGTAGAGATCGTTGTCTGTGTCAGCGTAGAGGTCACCTTCTGCCGCGCTACCGGGCGGGTCGGCCTGCGGTGTCAGCCGGACCTCACCATCCACGTGTAGCAGACGCGCCGGGCTGGTCGTGCCCACGCCCACGCTGCCGTCGTAATGCAGATGCAGGGTGAGCACCTGGTTGTCGTCGCTGCCCCCGCCGTGGACGTAGAAGCGCATGCCATTGCTGGCGGCGGTCGAGGAGACGGTGGTCTGGATGCTGTGGTGTATGTCAGCATCGTCAAAATACCCGATCTTGATCGACCGGCCATAAGAGCCGTCATAGTCGCCGCTGTCGATGAACATTGTGCCGCGCACGTCCAGTTCCTCGAGCGGTGAGGTAGTGCCGATGCCCACCTTGCCCGCATCGGTGATGGAAAAGCTCGCGTAGTTGTCCGGGTAGATGTACGCCCCGTCGTCTGTCCACAGCCCCGTGCCGCCGCCAGCGGTCAGATCGTCCCAGCCCGTCCCGTTGTAGTAGTAGAGGTTGTGGTCGGCGTCGGCGTAGATGTCTCCCTCTGCCGGCGCAGCAGGCGTGGAGCTGGTGGCCAGGTGCAGCATGCCATCGGAGTTGACGTGGAATATCTCGCTATCGCCAGAGTCGATGACCGAAAACTTGGAGTCGCCCGCTGCGTCGGCCAGCTTGAGCACCAGGTCGCTGTCCGTGGCTGTGGCGTCATCGTCCAGGAACAGCTCGATGGTGTCGTCGTTGGAGCCGCCGATGAATTGCAGCTTGGGCGAGTCGCCGTCGCCATCATCGAGGATGAGGCCCACCAGGACCGTCGTGTTGCCGTCGGCATCGCAGTCCACGGCTTGCGGGCTCTCGTCGCTGGCATAGAGCTCGCTGATCTGCGTGGCCACAGCAGTGCGCAGCGGGGGCACGAACGAGCCGCCCGAGGTCTCGCAGAACCCGGCGACAAACCACTTATTCTGCTTGTCGCCCACCAGCCGCCGCACCCACACGTAGTCGTTGGCGGTGAGATTGAACATCGCCCCCGCCGCGCGCGCCTCGCAGTAGACGGTCTCGCCCGTCTCCTCCAGGGTGCAGGTGATGCCCTCGGTGTCCCAATTGCTGACGCCCGCCACCTTGGCCCGGCGCAGCTCGCTCTCCTCAAACGCCTGTTTGCGCGCCTTGACCTGGAGCGCCTGGCCGAGCATAGAGCCTCTAGTCATCGCTGTTTTCCCCTACGTCGTTGGGCGATTGGTTGGCCCGCTTGGAGAGATGGACGTGCCCGCGCCACGTGCCCAGGCCAGGGTCGATGTCAAAGTCCATCGAGGTCACGTAGAAGCCGCCCTCGTTGGAATAGGCGATCTCGGTGTTGGTTACGCGGTCGCTGTCCGGGGTGAAGGTCAGATTGCACGCGCTGTAGAGGTCGAGATGGTGGAACAGGAACAGCGACAGATCCACCTGCGTCGTGCCACAGAGCTTGTGGTAGTAGCGCGCCGCCCACGTCTCCAACGTCGGCGCGTCCTCACAGATCAGCCCCGTCAGCCGCTCCAGAGCGCCCGCGCTCTGGCGGCTGCCATCCGCCGGGTAGCGCGCCCATATCTCGTCCAGGTCGCCCTTGACGCCGGTCAGGACCACCTGCTGCACAGGCGGGTCACCCAGCGCCGCGCCGTTACCGCCGGGGTTGGGGTCGGCGTACTGCTCCAGGTCGATGGCCTCGAACAGGTCCGTCGTCCACGTCAACACGCTCGAATAGGACGGTGGGCCGTCCACGCCCGCGTCCTCATAGTCGAGCTGCCAGCGCACGTCCGCGTCGGGGATGATATGCACGTCGCCCAACTTGGTGGCGTACATTGCGCAAAAGCTGCGCTTGCACACGTCCTCCAGCACGTCCCACATCGGCCCGCGCGAGAGCTTGAGATTGGCGATGGCTGTGTCGTCCTCAAAGAACCAGCAGTTGTGGCGATAGTTGAACTCGCTGTTTTGCAGAGCCCACCATACCGGGTCGAGCACCTTGAGGTTGGCGTCGGTCAGATCGTCGCCTGAGCCGGAGGTGGCAAACACGAGCTCGATCAGCGTCGCCCGCCGCATCATCTTCTCAGGGCTGATGAGCGTGAACTCCATGTAGGTGTGCATCGAGTCCTCATGCACCCGACGCGGGTCGCTCACGTAGCCATAGAACACGCCATCGGCCCACTTGTATCCACCGAACGTATCCTCCGAGCCGTTCCAGTAGTCGTTCACCACGAGCAGCACGGCAGCGTTGCGGTCAAAGTCGTCACAGTCGCCGTAGGCCCGCACCGTCATCTCCCAGCCGCCACTCTGAATGTCGGCGTGGAAGCTGGTCACGGCGCCCACAGTGAGTTCGTCCGTGCCGTAGGCCACATAGCCATAGTTGTTCTGCGAGTTGTTGGTGGTGACGAGCTTGATGGTCGCGTAGCCGGACCCGGAGGCGGGCGCCTCGTAGCTGGCGGTGCCATCGCCGTTATCGGTCAGCGTGCCCGAACCCGCTGGCTTGGTGAACGTATGCCCACCCGCCGCCGTGCGGTCGTGTTCCTGGGAGTCGGTGCCATCGAGCGTGATGCTGCCCGAGTTGGCCACCCACGCAAAGCGCGGGTAAAAGTTCACCATGTCGCGCCAAGTGATGGCCCCGCCGGTCACGGACAGAAGGCCTTTAGGTGTCCACGTGGGCAGCACGACGAACTGGCAGTCGGCGCGCTGATGGTGGCTTTTGAGCTTGGTGAGCTGGGGCGCGGAGAGGGCCATCGGCTACCCCGTGATCACCAGGCGCATCGTGCAGCCCTGCACCACGCGGCCCCGGTAGGTGAGCTGCGGCTCCTCCGCGTAGGCCGTCACCGAGCGCCACGAGGTCCACGATCCGCCCGACGTGCGCGGCGGGATGACGAACGTGCCGGATGAGTCCTTGTTGGTGTTCCAGTCGTCCCACAGCTCGATGAACGAGGCCAGCGAGATGGCGTCCCACGTCACCACGCCCTGCTCCAGCCCCTGTGCGACGGGCTTGCCGCTGGCATAGCGTCCGACCACCGGCGCCGGTTCAGGCGTGTAGCCGTCCGGGTCGGGGCAGGTGGTCAGTAGCGAGTTCCAGACCTTGAAATAGCTGCTCATCTAGCCTCCGCTCCACGCTGCAAAGGCCGGGCTGCGCTGTGCCCCGCCGCCGCTCCAGCCGCTCATAATGTCGTCGTTATTGCGCCCGATCTCGTTCTGGGTGTAGGCCCGCAGCGCGCCCTCGTCGTCTACCGTCACGCGGACCTCGACCTCCTGCTTGGGTTGGACGCCCGCCACCTTGCTGAACCACTCCTGGCCTAGCTCCTCCCCGCCGAACAGCTTGCCCGCGCCGAATGCGGCGACGGAGGCGATGTTGCGCGTGGACTGCACGCCGGCCTGCTTGCCCCACTCGGTGCGGCTGAGTAGCTCGTTGACGCCCAGGCCCAGGCCCAGGCCACCTGCGACTGCGCCGCCCACGCCGAGTGCGGACAGTCCGCCCGCTGCCGCTGCGCCGCCACCCGCTGCGGCTTGCCCGGCCCCCGCTGCGCCTGCCGCTGCACCGCCCCCGCCAAGCAGCTTACCGACGCCCTTCATGGCCAGCCCGCCCAGCGCCTTACCGCCCCCCATCGGCCCAAGCGCCAACGCGCCGCCGACCAAAAGCTTTTGTGCCCAGCCGGGCATCTCCAGGAATGCGGACACCAGGCGCACCACCGTGTCGGCCACGCTGCCGATGCTGGCAGCGATGGCATCCAGCCGCTCCGGGGTGAGCCAGTCCAGGAAGGCGATCACGGCGTCCACCAGGTAGTTGGCGATCTTGTCGGCCAGCGCCACCACCGTCTCCTCGTTGGCCTCCAGCCAGTCCATCAGCCGGATCAACGCTTCCACCACGCGGTCTAGGATCTTCTCACCAATGGCCCGCTTGAAGGCGTTCCACCGCTCGCGCAGCCGGTCCAGCGCCGTCGCTGCCTCGTCGATGTTGGTGCCGACGATGCCCAGTTGGTCCAGCGCCTGCACCACGTCCGTGGCCGTTTTCTCGACCGCTTCCCCACCGCGCAGGATGGACGTGTAGCGACCCAGTTGCTGCTCGCTACCTTCCCCGACGCCCAGCGCCTCCTCGATGCGCTTCTGGCTCTTGCCAAGGGCCATCGCTGCCGCCTCGACGTTGCCGGCCATCAGGTCGTTGACGATCTGCATCTGCTCTGCTGCGGAGAGGTCGGGCCGGAACGCCACGACGCGGTTGAGCGCCTCCAGGTAGGCGTCCCACTGTGCGGGGTCGAATGCGCCCTCTGCGTCGCGCAGCCGGCCCACCACGTCGGGGATACCGGCGCTGAGCTCGTCAAAGGACGCGCCGGTGCGCAGGGCCAGCGATTGCAGATCGCCGAGCACCTTGCTGGCGGCACTGGCACTGCCGGTCATGTTGGTCAGCGCCGCCGTGACCTTGCGCAGATTGACGGCGGGTTGGATGATGGACTCAAACAGGCGCGTGGTGATGTCGAGCAGTGTCTGGAACGCCTCGCGCAGGAAGAACACCTTGGCGGCCAGGTCGGTCAGCGACTGGATGCCGCGCTTGCCCATATCGCCCAAGGCGCGGCCCACGCGACCGGCGGTGTTGGGGATGGTCTTGAGTCGATCTTCCACGCCACGGGTGGCGCGCTCGACCCGTTCCATCGCCTGCGACACGCGCTCGCGTGCGGTCAGTTCGACGCCTAGCCGCTTGTCAGGCATGGTCCCTCTCTTCGTACAGCCACGTCAGGAACGCGGCCCACTGCGCATAGTCGTGCGGCGTCAGGTACAGGTCCAGATAGCGGGGATGCGGACAGCCAAGCTCCATGCACAGCCGGAACTTGAGCTTAGTCTCGCCGTCTAGTCCGTCCCCGCCTCCGCTTCCCCCGATTCACCGATGCCCGACAGGTCGAGGATGCGCTCGGCCACGTCGTTGATCGGCCCCAGCGGTTTGTTGAGCAGCGCCTTGTACTGGCCCGGCGCAAACGATGGCTCCACGCAGCCCATCTCGACGATCAGGCAGGTGAGCTTGACGTTATCCGTCTCCTTGGTGCGCGGATTCGTCGCCTCGCGCCGCGCGCGGGCCAGCTCTGCCGCCGTGACCGCCCGGACCTTAACCGTGCCGCCCCAGGCGGGCACCTCGACCTCTTCCTCGGGCATCGCCGCTTCCATGATGTCACCCAGCGATAGGTAGGCCATGTTTCCTCCTCCGTCCACTTAGCTGATGTCAGATAGCGCGCCGTTCCCCCCGATATTGATGCTGACATTGTTCTTGGCGGCGCCGCTGACCGTCTTGGTCCAGCCGAGCACGACGCCCGCGCCGGTGCGTCCCTTGGCGCTGTCCTCGTCGCTGTAGAGGTACACCGTCGCCGCCGAGCCCAGCGAGAGCAGGCTGGTCAGCTCGCTGTCGCTCTCGTCCAGATCCACGTCCAGCGTCGCCGTCCAGTCGGTGTGCCCGGTGATGCGCGAGGTGTAATCCACGCCCAGATGCTTGCCCGGGTACTCGTCCGCCGATTCATTCAGGGTCCACGAGTTGACGTTGCCGATGGCGGTATCACTCGTCGCCCCGATCTTGACCCGTCCGTCTTTGCCTGTTAGCACTGCCATTTGCGTCTCTCCTTGTCGCCCCAGGTCAGGGGCTCGATGATGTGATACCCGTCGTTGATCTGCGGCTGCCCGAACTCACGGATTTTGAGATGGTGCATGTCGTCCCACACGACCGCTGCCTCCAGCCCAAGTTGGTACAGGGCGAAGGTAAAGCCGATGTCCGCCCCGTAGGGCGAGTCCTTGCCCTCGTCCCAGGTCACCACGTGTGGCTTGACCAGCCGGTTGCGCAGCGTGAACCACGGGCGCGGCATCAGCTCGAAACAGCGTCGCGTCAGCAGCAGGCACCCGGTCGCACACCATACCATCCGGCCCGCGCCGTCAAAGTTGAGCGGGGATGCGCCGCCCGTGTCGAGGTGCCCGATGGGATAGGTGGTGGTGACATAATCGGCCCCGCACTCCAGCTCGAGCATCATCGCCGCGAAGGTCATCGCTGGATGCGCTGGGGCCACGTCCTCCTCGAGCAGCCAGAACAGGTCTGCGCCCCAGTCCCACGCGCGCCCCACCACGTCGTTGAAGCAAGTGGGAATGGGCAGGTCGTGGCTCCAGAAGCTGCGCCACCTGTGCCCATCGTTGCAGGCCAGCACGCGCGCGGTCTCCGCCGCCGCTTCGGTGCGGCTGTGGACCAACCCCCGGCTTGGCGTGCAGCGTGCTATGCGCATAATCGTATCCCCAAGATGTTGTGCGGGTGCTCGGTGGCCTGCTCGCCCGGTACAATCTGCCCGTTGCGGAGCTGATACCAGAGCTTGCCGCCCAAGTCGCGCATCGCCGTCTCTACAGTGTAAACGTGGCGATGGTAGCGACTGGCGTCCAGGTGTGGCACCGACCACAGCACTAGGCCGTCGAGCGTGTCCAATAGCGCCTGTGGCTCGTCCAGATGCTCTAGTAGCTCGAAAGCCACGTACACATCCGCATCCGGCAGGTCATCAACCTCCACGTCAAGCTGCCGGTAGATGAGATTCGTCGCGCCCAGCCAGTGGCGTTGAGCATAGTCCAGCGTCTCGTAGGCACAATCCACGCCGGTGACGTGGGCCGCCACCCAGGAGAGCATCATCGTGCCATAACCGCTGCCACAGCCGAGGTCCACCACGCGCTTACCCACACACCAACGCAGCGCCCACGCATAGCGTGGTACGTGGTAGAGCATCAGCCTCGCACAGCGCGGATCCCACGGGATGGCCCGCTCACCGGTATAGTCCATCAGATGATCTCCGCCACTTCGAGCGTGATTTGCGCGTGATGCGTCAGCACGCCCGCAAAAAGCCGCTCATCGATGGTGAGCTGCGTCGGATTGCGGTACAGCGACAGGCTATCGGCGTTGAGTGTCGCGTCGCCGTCCAGGGCATTGCACACGCTCTCGGCCAGCGCCGCAAACGTCTTTTCGCTACCGGCGCTATCATCCAAGCCCAGGTAGCCGTGGATCTCGAACCGATGCACCCGGTACTGGTCGGCGCTGCGTCCCAAATGCGGCTCGGTCTGGGTGAAGCCGCGATAGGCGATCTCCCAGCCGCGAATCTGCACGACGCTCGAGATCGTCGTCTTGAACAGCGACTCGAAATCGTTCTGCTTGACCGCCCAGCGCAGATAGTCGTGCGTCTGGCCCTTGTTGCTTACCGTGTCGAGCACGGTCTTGATGCGCGCGCGGATGGTGGCCTGGGTCACGTCGCCAGCTCCTGTAAGAACTGCTCCAGCTCATATTCCCAGATGCGGTTGATCTCGCTGCCGGTGATGGCCCGCTGGAACGCCTGGTAGACCATCGCTGCGCCGTCTGTGCCACGCCGCCCGATAGCCCGCGCGATGAGGAACGCCGCCTGCTCCAGCTCGTCGCCGGACAGCCCCAGCTTGCGCCTCGCCCACAGCTTGATGGCATCCACCGGTGGCATCTTGCCCGGGCGTCGCCCACGCTCCACCGGCCAGCCGTAGGTCAGCGGGGTGAACATCTCGCCCACGATGGAGGTGCGCTGGCCGGTGATGTCCTTGGTCCAGGACCCGCGCAGCAGGCCAGTGTTGACCGGCGTCTCGGCGCTGGTCCAGTCGATGAGCAGGTCCAGGCTACCGTCCATCGCGTTGTGCATGTGCGTCTCGAGCGATTCCGGAGCCTCGGCCAGCGCGTCCAGGAACGGCTCCCAGCCGTCCAGGTCGAGCTCGATGGTAAAGGCGTCGCTCATCGCCGCCCCCGGAACAGGTAGCGCCTACCGCTGGGCCATTCCGGTTGAGTGTCAAAGTCCACGAACGTCCCGGCTGCGGGTACGGCGGCCCCTTCGCCCTCCGCCTCCAGCCCGACGATCTCGCGGTAGCGGTCGCAGTATTCGTCGGCCCGGCGCGCGTAGGTGTCGCTCTTGGTCTGGTGCGCGGCGCTGTCGGCAGTCACGGTCGAATCGCCAATGTTGGCGTAGGAGGTGGCAATCATCCGGCAGGCCATGCACGCCGCCAGGAAGCACACGGCGAAAAAGTGCCCCGGCGGGATGTCCACGTACAGCGCCTGATACTTGAAGTTGTCGGCGTCTGTGACCGTACTGACGATGTGGGTCGCCTTGTAGTCGTCGGCGCCCACGGTGGTGAACGTGGCCCCGTCCAGATAGCCCAGATCGCCGACGCTGAAGCCGTGACCGACGCTGGCGACGGCGGTCTCGCTACCACCACCCGCCCAGGCGTAGGGCTTGGTGTAGCGGATGCGCATGGTCTCTGTAGCGGCGGGTGCGTGGTTGGGCAGGTAGAGGTAGCGCACGTCAGCAGCCCAGTAGTCATCGCGCCAGTCCTCTGGATTGAGGTAGACGGGTGCCTCGTCGCTGGCCACCGTCGCTGCCGGGTACTCGATGGCCACCACGCGGCTGAAGCCCTCCGACCACGAATCGAGCGACGTTGCCAGCCCGTAATACTGCCCCGCATCGCCCGTTACGTCGTCGTACTCCTCGTCGGGGAAGTTGGCGCTGTATCGCTCGACCGCAGAGCGCACGGCGCGGTTGCAGTCCTCATCGGACAGCTCCACGTCGTAGTCCGGGATGAGCGTCTGCGTTTGTGTGCGGATTGTCGCCAGTGCAATCGTCATCTCGCTCCATCCTCAATAGCCATTAGGTGAACTGGCCTAGTACCCACCGTATGCGCCCATGTCCCATGACGCACCCTGCTCCCGCGTCACCACCGCATCGGGCCACACGGACGACGGATCGAGCGCATCCTCATACGACGCGCCCAGGTCCACGCCATCGTCAATGCACGGCGATGGTGTAGCGTCGTCCAGCGTAAAATCGCCGCTGGCAGCATCGTTGAACAGCGGATCGTCGGTGATGCTGTTGGCCCCGCCCGCATTCTCCGAGTTGTAGTAGTCGTTATAGTCAAGCGTGATGTTTGTGGCACCATCGTATACATCGGTGCAGGTATGGAAGATGTTGTTCTTGACCAATAGCTCTGAGCCAGCCGCCGGTCCATTGTTGTCGATAACCCGCGTGATGTTGTAGAAAGTGTTGCCATAGATCACGGGCGGAGCGGTGATTCCTGCTTCAATGTCAATCAGACCATTCCACCCAGACGGCCCCTGCACCACGTTGTAGGCAAAGGCAGACGACGCCGCTGTACTCTGATAGTCTGCCAACACCTCATTTGTTGCAACAGTAACATAATTGCGCCAGTAGTTTGCTGCGCCGCCCTCGGCTCGCGTCAGCACATTGGCGTCTGTAAGCGTGATGTCGTTCTCGATAATGTCCGTTATTCCTGCGTAGGTCAGCAGCCGGAACGTGCCAGAGTTGACCGTCACTGTGCAGCGCCGGATAATCAGGTGTCCGTACTGCGTATTGCTGCCCCCATTGGTAATGGAGATCGTGCTATCTTGGAAGATAACCTGTGCCGCTGCGTTACCACCATTGCCGACATTGCCCAGGATGCCGCCGGTATCGACGGTGATCGTCGCGTTCTGGATTGTCACGATGGCGCTAGCCGTGGCTGTTCCCGTAAGCGTCGCCACACTCTCATCCATCCCGCTAACCGTCACGCCATCGATCAAGCCCTCCGTGCTTTCCGTGCCCGTATAGCCGAAATTGCCATCCGACCACGTTCCGCCATGCCACTTGGCTTTAGCCGATGTATGCACGGCGAGACACTGATGGCCTCCGCCCGCCGCCGGGTTCTCGCGACACTTGTCTGCCGTGCAATCCCAGAACTCCGCCTCGCACGTATCGACTAGATCGAACCCATCACAATCTGTATCCGCCATCTTTATCGCCACGGAATCCGGCAGCGGCGCGGTGCAGGATAGCGCGGGCAAGCTGCTCATCTTCGACAGCGACCCCAACCCGACAGCCGGTGACACGGCGCTCACGGCGGCGGAGCACAAGACCAAAATCGCCGAGATCGAGGTTGCCGCCTCGGACTGGGAGACGGACGCCAACGGGGGCCACGCCTACCTGAACCAGCTACAGATCCCCTATCACGCGGTATCGACGCTGTACTTTGTGTGGTTCCACACCGATGCGACCGACCTCAACGACGCCGCAGGCGATAACGAGGTGCTGGAGGTCAACCTGTGGTATGTGCCGTGGAGCTAGGCGGCGCAAGGATGATTAAGTTACCTGAAGGACGGGCGTAATGGACCATCTGCGAACGTTGCTGCTGCTGTCTCCGGTGGGCGGGGGCCAGACCTACTATGTCGATGCCACGCTCGGCAACGATGCCAATTCCGGCACATCTCCCAGCACGGCGTGGCAGACCATTGGCAAGGTCAATGGCGAGACGTTCAATGGCAATGATCATGTGCTGTTCAAGCGCGGTGAAACGTGGACGGCGCAGCTCGAACCGACAGGGCCAGCCGACGGCAAGAAAACCGTCACCTATGGCGCGTATGGCTCTGGCGACAAGCCGCTGATCGATCTGAGTGGCGGCGCAGTCAATAGCTGCATTGACATCGATGCAGAAGATGGCGTGACCATCGAGGACTTCCGCCTTAAGGGATCGGGCGGCGCGTCCGTGGTACAGCTCTCCAACGCAGCGGGGACAGGGCTAGGTGGATATTCGTGTCGCTTCTACCGCGTCGATGTGTTGCAGGGTTATGGCGGGGCGGATACAGATTGTGATGGGTTCGATCTAGTCGATACGTGCGAGGCGGAGTTCTGGGATTG